CTCCCCAAGTGCGTTGGCGGCGCATTTATCTATATATATGTCTCAGATTATATATACAGACACATACACACACACACACACACACACTACACACAACCACACACTTACACACACATACTAAAAATATGACATATATGTGTGTGTGCGTGTTGTATGGTTTATTTATTTTATTTATTTTTTAAAATAATAAAAAAAAAACTTGACAAACAATATAATAAGTGATAACGTACATAATGTAGATAATGATATCGTTATCATTATCATTTTATATATATTTTTTTGAGGGAAAATTATGACAGAAAAAAATCAAATTACAATCAAGACGGCATTTGAAAATCCGTTAAAAGTGTATGCAGAATACGCGTACGACATCAAAGATTGTTTAAAATCATTTGGATTCCGCTTTAATCCAGCATCAAAATGCTGGCGCAAATTTTGCGCCAACGCCGAGGAGGCAAAAATTTTAACTGAAAAATTGAACGCAAAATTTTCCGAGGAAATAAAAAAATCGGGATATGAAGTTCCGGAGTCAAAATACAAATGGGGATTTCCGGCCTCCGCAACCGGAAAATGTTACAATTGTGATAGCTGGTGCTATGGCGATTGCATGGTATAATTTTATATTTTAGAAAGGGAAAAAATGACAAAAAGTATCCGGGAGGTACAAAGCAAAATTAAATTACTAGAAGAGAAGTACCCTCTTTTCGATTTTGATATCCACCATGGCGAGGACGATAATATCGCTATTAGCGTCACCTGCATCGACGCCCGAGAAATGGATTATTACATGCCTATATGGTGCCAGCTCACTGGTTATGTCCCCCGGTGGGGAGCGGGCTATGCGTATTTATGGGCGTAGGAATAATCTTTGCAATCCGCTCCGTAAAACGGAGCGGACTCAAAGGCGATTTTTATGCGGATTCAAAAACGCGCAGATTAACATATTAATAAACCAATCAACGGATTAACTGCTACACTCATAATTGATAATGATAAATTCGAATCCGGAAATTGATAAAACTTAAACTTAATATAAAAACATCACAATTGGAGAAGTAGTGAGGCTAATTAAAAACAAATACCTCGCGCAAACTTAAGGAGCAGTTTCCGACTCTCAAGAAAGTATATTGGAGAATAAATGGTATTTGGGCAGAAGGACAATACGGCAATTGCAGGCGAATAAAATAAAATAAAGCTTGACAAACATTAATAATAATGATAACGTATATAATGTAGATAATGATATTGTATCATTATCATTTTATATTTTAATTTTTTGGGAAAAAAATGAGATTAATAAAAACAAAAGAGGCTTCCTTTATGGTAGAAAAATTGCTAATGACAATACAAACTAATAATGCTGACGGTAAATTAGTTGTTAAAATATATTCTATGCCTAATCATGAGTTGGCAAATTGTGTATGGAGTATTGTCCCTTGTTCTGGCAAAAGATGTGTGGCTATTTCCATAAACGGAAAATTGCCAAAACCCATTTGTAGAGATCACATAGAGGTCAAGTTTTCGCAAATGGGCAGTGAACTGGTAGCATAATTCCATTCCTCTTCCAAAAGGCAGGTTAACTACCTGCCTTTTTTTTTACAACGAAAAAAAGCTTGACAAATAACACAACAATAATAACATATACAATATAAATAATGATATCGTATCATTATCATTTTATATTTATTTTTGAGAGAAAATTATGAAATTAGAAAATCTAACGCAGGAGCAGGAAGCGCAAATGGAAAAATACAAGCAAGATTATCTTGCTTATGGAAGATGCACTGACCGGATTGACAAAGCATCAACGGAAAAAGCCATAAATGATATTTACGTGGAACTGGGAAAACCCGAACCATTAATAATTTACTGCAAATCAATAATGGCAATGTATTTGACTGTTAATGTCGAGCGGAATATCGGGGAAAACATCGTGCAAAATATCTGGCAAAATATCGGGCAAAATATCTGGGAAAATCTCAGGGAAAATATCGTGCAAAATATCGAGGAAAATATCGAGCGAAATATCTGGCAAAATATCAGGCAAAATATCGGGCGAAATATCGAGGAAAATATCGAGCAAAATATCTGGCAAAATATCGAGGAAAATATCAGGCGAAATATCGGGCAAAATCTCGAGGACACACTGTGGGGCCAACATTCAGCGCACTGGATTTGTTACTACATTGTTTTCAGAGATATTTTAAAATTGGAGTACAATGAAAAAGATGAAAGATTATTAAATAATTTGGATATTTTGGTAAAATCATGTTGCTGGTGGATACCATTTGACAATGTATGTATAGTATCTGACAGGCCGAGCGAATTAAAATTAGACGCACAAGGTAGACTGCATAGTGACAAAGATATGTGCATAAAATTTGTTGACGGGTGGGGATTCCACGCGATTCATGGTGTAAGAGTGCCGGAGGAAATGATCGCATAATTCCCCCCTCTTTATAAAGGCAGGTTAACTACCTGCCTTTTTTTTTGCATTCATAAATCTTTTTTGCAAACGAAATAAATCTTGACAACATAGAGAAAATACGCAACAATACACATATGACTAATATGACTAAAAAACAAAAAGAATTGAGCAAGTCAGAAGCGGCGGAAGGCGCAAACATATTGTTAGTGCAAGCCGCGCGATTAGAAGCAGCGGCAAGCAAGCTGGAACAACAAGCGCAAGACCTCCGCTTGCGTGCGGGGGCGCATCGTATATGCGTATGCGGCCGCTTGCTAGAGCGCGACGAAAAATGCGTTTGCGTATAAAAAAAACTTGAAAGCAAAAGCGAACTTGAGTAATGTTGCTCAATCGCGTGGGTTTAGAAATATATTTTTGAGGATGAAACAATGAACAAAGCAAACAAAATGGTAAAAAAAAATGGCGACGCAATTTCCGACGATTTTGAGCAATTTAATTTTGGTGGATCGTTAATGTGGACAGAAAACGAAATTGTTATCGGCATTGTGACAGCCGTTGACAAACAGCCGAGTAAATTTGGCGGAGATAGCTATACGCTGATGATAACTCTCGACAACGGGTCGATGATAAAGCGGTTCGCGAATGGCAATCTTTTAGGATTTGCAAAATTGGGTGATGCAATTATAGGATCACGATTTAAAATATCTTATAAAGGCAAAACCGGCAAAAGCAAAAACGGTAATGCAATGCATTGGTACGAAGTGCAAAAAGCCGTAACTCAAGTGCCGTTCTAAACGCAATAATTTCCCCCTCTCAAAAAAGGTATCCTCGAAAAGCGGGCTCACTTGCAAAAAGTGAGCCCGGCTTACACGAGGATTTTATTTAATTTTATTTCGAGGATAAAAAAATGGAACAACATATAAGCCTAAGAGAAGTGCTTATTGTCGCGTTGGAAGCGCGTCCACGTAAAGCGCGAGACAATGACAAGTATTATGGCTCCGAGCTAGGAAGCTGCCCAATGAGTATAGCATTAAGACAACGCGGGAAAGAGGCTGTAGTAACCCCGTCAAGCGCATTGAATATGTATCTAGGGGAAAATGAGCATAAAGGCATACAGGATCTTTGTGCGGGCTCTATAACGGCAATTGAAAAAGAAGTATCTTGTCCATGCCATAACATTAAAGGTCACTTAGACTTAAAGCTAAATGGCAAGATACATGACATAAAGACTATAAGTCCTTATGCCATGAAGGATTACAGTAAAACATTGCCATACGCGCATCATGTTACGCAATTGCATGCATATATGCACTGTGAGAATGATAAAACTGTTGCATACATTGACTACGTCAATAAGGGTAATGGTGATATGTACGAAGTATGTGTACCATGGGATGATGCAATATGGGCGACCATAGAACAAAGAATTGCAAAAGTCAAAGAATTGCAAAAGAGAAAAACGGTAAAACTCGCAGACGTAAAAGATTACTTATCATTAGGCAAAGATAAAATCCCATGGGAATGCCGTTATTGTTTTTACAAGAACGATTGTCCGGTATATGCCGATAATTTTAAATAATATAATTTCAAATAATATATGAACAAAATAACTACGCAAGAATTCTTATCGGTATTATACGCCGCAATCGCGCCGGAAAAATATATAGAGTTGCGTTTGATTCTGGCGCAAAAAGCGCGTCCAAAAGCGCAATTTTTCGCCGTGCATAATTATGACGCGATTGTAAAATACGCGCAGGAATACAATGGAAAATATAATATATATTTTGGAGTTGCGCCGCGTGACCGGCTCGGCGGCAAGACGGCAGACGTAAGCGTTATAAGCTGCCTCTGGGCGGATCTTGACGCAAAAGATTTCGGCGGCGATAAAAGCAAAGCGCTTGCGCGAATAGCGGAATTTCCGCTAGAAGCCAGTATAATTGTCGATACCGGCAACGGGTATCACGGATATTGGCTGTTGCAAGAAGCTGTTGCGGCGGATGCCGTTGCAGTTGAATATTTGACACGTCTTGCACAGGCATTAGGCGGCGATAAAGTGTACGACTTGCCACGGATATTACGCTTGCCGGATACTTTAAATATAAAAGAAGAACACAAGCCTTGTAATATCTTGCATCTATCCGCAAAATTGAAATATACGCTTGATGATTTCGATGAATATTTGCCCGCAGTAAGCGTGCAGAAAATAATACAAGAGGTGGATACAACGGATGTTGTCTTAGGTGACAACGAATCGATTAATCAAATCATTATACTTACATCGTCAATGTGGATAAAAAACACGCGGCAAAATATGTGTCTTGCGTTAACGGGCTGGATGTTGAAAGCTGGATATGACTCAACCGTTGTGACAACCACAATTAGCGGCATAGTTGATATCGTAAAAGATGAAGAGCGTTCATCGCGATTCGCGGCCGTAAATGAAACCGTCCGGAAATTTATGGGCCGGCGTCCAATTGCAGGCTACACGCAATTTAACGATATTGTGGAATCAACGGCAAAAGATTTATCGGAACTTGACGCAAAAAAATATCGCGCATCGTATAGCAAATTAAAAAAAATACTCGGTGACAGCTCAAAACTTGCCGGTAAAAACAAAAAGATAGAAAAAGAAATCGCATTGTTGCGGCAGAGTTTTAACATACAGAAAATAGAGAAAATAGAAGCGGAAGAACCTTTATATATAATGCATTTTGAGGACAACAAACGGTTGAAGCTTGACATAAATCAATTAACCAATTTTAAACATTTCAAGTTAAAGCATTTGGCGACATTTAACTATCAGCCGCTTGTATATACGAGCAAAGAAAGCTGGGATGCATTCGTCAATGAGATATTGATTGACTGCGAAACGATCGCGGTAAACGCGGAAAGCACATATGAAGGCGGCATCGTGCATCGAGTGATAAAAGATTATATCGCGCAATCAACATCGGTTAAAGAAGACCTTACAAAAGAAGAAGCATATAGGAACTTGATGGGCAACACTCCGGCGAAATATAATAATGTTTATTATGCCAGAAGCGCGAATTTGCTCAATTTGCTTCGCAATCATCATATCGCGTTAAAAGACAGCGCGTTTCAATTTATCATGCAAGATAGTTTCAAAGCTTCTCACGTCGTTTTTTATTGCAATTCCAAAAGTGTCCGCGTATGGTGCATTCCGTTATTTGATGATGATGAATCGCCGCAAAATAATAATGGAACATTGACAGATAATGACAAAAGTAATTAAAATTTACGGCAGTCCGGGAACAGGCAAGACGACATATTTGCTTAACCAGTTGGAGATGCTTCTAGCATCGGGATACAGCCTTGACGAAATATGTTTTATATCATTCACAAAAGCGGCGGTGCGTGAAACTAAGCAACGTATGCTGGATAAAGGCTATGATGAAAACCGATTGCATGGATTTAAAACATTACATGCGCTTTGTTATCGTTTATTGAATTTATCCGACGATAATGTCTTAAACGCGGCTAAATACAAATCATTTGCGAAAGAGTGCGGTATTCCAGTGGCAATTGCGGACTCTGCCGATATGGAAGAAAATCCCCTGACTTTTACGTCCACGTCTTACACAAACGAATTAATGCAGTTCATAAGCGTAAATGATTATATGCGCAATGCCTGCATTGATACTATTCCGATGATTCACAACATGGACTTGTCGAAATTCATATATTTACGTGAAAAACTCGCCGCCTATCGTGCGGTAAACAACTATTTTGACTTCACTTCATTCATTGAGCAAGCGATATCGCGTAAAATCAAGTTGCCGTACAAGATCATTATGATAGATGAAGTGCAAGACTTGACGAAATTGCAAATACGTCTGATTGATATGTGGATCGCGCAGGACAATGTTGACGCATGTTGGTTATGCGGCGATGACGCGCAAGCTATATACACTTTTGCCGGCGCAGATGCGCGTCTTTTTCTTGACCATGAAGGCAATGATATCTGTTTAGTTGATTCATGGCGTTTGCCGCAAAGAGTGTTAAATTACAGCCGTGGCATATTTGATAAAATCAAAGTGCGTAAGGACCGTGAGCTATTATCTAAAAACAATGAAAACGGCATAGTAAATTATATGAATAGCTTAGACGGCGCTCAGCTTAAAAATAAAAACGTTTTTATTCTGCATCGGCATAGGTTTGGATGCCAAGCCATAGCCGCGCAATTGCAATCAGCGGGTATTGCATTCACAAATAAACGCGGTTATTCGCCATTTGAATGCAATGAATATAATGCATATAAAGCGATACACCAATACCGGCAAGATAAAGCATTTACAATACTTGGCCTGCAAGCTATTTTAAAATTAACGGCTGTAAATGTGAAGTATATGAAACGCGGCTTGAAAAACATGATGATGAAAGTGCCGTTTTGTTTGGATATGTATGACGCCGACAAGCTGCTGTCGATTGGATTCACGCCGGAGTTTATCACCGGCCTTGCGTTAAATCCGTTAGACGTTATGAATAAAGCGGCAATAGATCGATGGATATACTTTGAAAAAGTGTCACAAATGAATGATATTATGGTAAAACCTCAAATCGCCGTTTCGACAATTCATGGCGTAAAAGGCAACGAAGCTGATTACGTAATATTATTTGATGAAATATCCCACAATACGCAATTATCAATGTATGCCGATTCGGATCAGGAGCATAGAGTTTTTTATGTCGGCGCAACCCGGGCAAAGAAAGAATTGCATATCGTGCGCACATTCTCGGAATTTACTTATCCATTATCAATATAAATCTTGACATTAATAACAATATATGATAAACAATACGTATTACATATAGGAGAAAAATATGAAAAGCAAAAAAGAAGAAAGTGTAAGAGTGAAGAACAATCACAAGCTTGTTGTGTTTGTGCCGCATGACCATTATCAAAAATTGCGCGCTCAACTGCTGCTGCAGGACAAAGATGTTGCGGATTGGCTGCGTGGCGCCATAGAAGAGAAAATAAACAAGTAGCATACACGTATTGTTTTACACATACATTGCCGCAAGATAGTCTGCTTACGGCAATGTGTGCATTTTAGAAAGAGGCAACGATGCCTAATAAAAACTATGTCGCCGGGCGGCGATTTGAATATAAAATATTAAACGCATACAAAAAGAAAGGTTTTACCTGAATCCGGTCCGCCGGTTCTCATGGCGCATGGGATATTATTTGTTGGGACACCTATAATATTAACTTCATTCAGGCGAAGAATTATTATCCGGGTACAAAAAAGGAATCGATTGAATTTGAAAAAGCGGCAAGAAATATTAATGGCCGGCTGCAAACATATGCGAAAATTATCACACCACTGGATTTTTTAAAGAAGGGAAAATAAATATGAGTAAAGAGACCGTTGCAAAAAAGATTTATGAATGCAAACAATGCGGTTTTAATCTCGATCCTCTGGATTATAGCGTAGATAATAAAATCCTGCTTGCATTCGCAATAAATCATAAATTGCCCGATACGTATCATTGCCCGAAATGTGTCCGGCTTTGGCTGCATGTTAACGTGCCGGCAATGAGAGCAAAAGAGGCGAAAAAATGAATTGCGAAATTTGTTTATGCGATATGCGATTAAGCGATTTATATCGCGATGAATCCGGCGTTATATTATGCCCTGAATGTTTTAATGAAATCCATGTAAAAGGAGAAAAGTATGTTTAGAAATTGCGCGGATATAATGCATAAACCGCGTTGGCAGGAAATTGTAATTTGCACAGCATGCCAAGCGCCGGTAGTTGAAAATGCAATGAAAGGTATTTATCAATCGGCAAGCGCGAAAGTAAACTATTTGCAAACACAGCTTGCAAATGTTCAAAGGCTTGTTGAAAATGGGCGTAAGTGCAGTTATTGCACAAAGTCGGATATTGATACATATTGTCAAAATTGCATTAACGATATGGCGGAGGGCAAAATTAAGATAAACTTAATCATATCTCAGAAGGATATTGATCCTCCAGTGAAAGGAAATTTAAATGAAGTTAAGTGATAAAGAACAAATTCGGAATTTAAAGAAAGTTGTAAAAAATTTAAAGTTAAGTTTATGGGCCCTTGAAAAGTTATATGAAATACAGCACCAAAAATTGGATTTACTCAAAGATCAAGACCATTATTATGACGATAGCGATGGTCTTCGACAACGTATCATTGATAATTTACATAGAGAACTAGGTAATATGTCACGATTATTGGAATTGCAAGCATCTTGCTCTCAGTGTGGAATACGAGGTCAATTGTTATATTGCATTGCATGTCATGATACAGATAAAATAAAAGAAATGTGTGAGATGCGCAATACATTAAAACAAAACATTCAAAACCGAGATAAAAGTTAAATATGGAAAAGCGAATGTGTTGGAATTACGGATGTTACAAATGGGTAAATGAACAGCAAGGATGGTGGGAAGAAGCGCATCCGCAGGGTGTGCGTATGACTTTCTGCAGTATTGAATGTTTGAAAATACATACTGCAATGCTGGAAAAATCCTATGCAAAAATACAACCCGGCACGTTTGTACCTACACAGGAAATACAACAGAAAGTTAATGAAGATAAAAAGAAAGGCAAGACATGGAAATAAATGCCGAGTTTATTGCGGATATGCAAAACGGTTTTTATCCCTGCGGTAAAGAATATAAATATACGGTTCTCTTAAAGACAAAAGAGAAAATTGCAAAACGTATAATGAATTTAGCGGAAAAACATTATTGGCATCTTACACATTGCGGCCATTGCGCTAAACTGCCTGAAACAGAAAAGGGAACTAATTTAAGAAAGGTGTTAAAATGACAAAATGCGAAGAATGCACTTGGTATAATAAAGAGCCTTATATTTATACTGACTGCAATCGATGTGAACGGTATGCAAAAAACGAATTTGAACATACAGACAGTGTAGATCCTATGTCTTCCGACTGCTTTAACCCTGAATGCTTTAAGTGCAGTTGCATGCCGGAACGCGATTTAGAATAAAAATTTTCTAGATTAGAAGTTGTTTTTAATTTTAAAGGATAATTAAAAAATGAATGAAGAATGTAAACATGAATGGATAGCAAGCAATGTGATATATTGCAGTTATCCCCCTCAATGGGATGAAATATGTAAATATTGCGGTAAAATAGAACGCAGGAGAGGAAAGCGTCATAACCTAAATGAATATTGTAAGATATATAATAAATTTCACGGCAGAAAGGAGAGAACGGGATTTTGAAATGACTATTGAATTAAACAAAATTTATCAAGGTGATTGCTTGGAAGTGATGAAACAAATCCCCGATAAAAGTGTTAATGTGATATTGTGCGATATGCCTTACGGATTTACTACTTGCAAATGGGATAAAATTATCGATATTAAAAGTATATGGAAAATTTATAAAAGAATCATTAAATGTAATGGCGCGATAATTCTAACCGCTTGCCAGCCATTTACAAGCAAGTTAATAATGAGCAATTTGAAAATGTTTAAATATTGTTGGGTTTGGGATAAATCTAAAACCACAGGATTTTTAAACTGTAAAAAACAACCATTGCGCAGAACTGAAGATATAATTATTTTTTATAAAAATCAATGTGTCTTTAATCCGCAAATGGTTGAAGGTGAACCATATACAAGAATTAGATTAAATAATAAATGCGAAGTTTATGACAAATTTCAAACAAATACAACTTTTAACAACGGGCAGTATTACCCGACTAATGTAATTAATATCAATCAAAGTAATCCAATTTTTCACCCGACAGAAAAGCCAGTTATGCTTTTTAAATATTTAATTTTAACATATTCGAATCTGGGCGATTTAATTTTAGACAATTGTATTGGCTCGGGGACAACTGCGGTTGCGGCAAAGGAATTGGGGCGCAATTTTATTGGCATAGAAATTAACCCGAAATATATTAAAATTGCAAACAGAAGATTGGCGCAGAAAGTTCTATGGGATGCAAAATGAATCCTAAAATATTCCCATATATTTTAATTGTTTTGGACATAGGCGCGGCGATTGTTTATTTTTGGCATGGCGATATACGTAGGGGAATATATTGGACTGCGGCGGCGGTTTTAACAGCAAGCATAACTTTTTAACAGAACGGAATTTTTAAGGAGTAGAAATATGCCTGAACTAAAAACTTGTGATATGTGCGGTGAAAAACAGATAGCAGGAAAGCTCTGCAATGAATGTCATGGTTGCATTCAATGTTGTGGATGCCCAAAAGAAATTAATTGTATGCTTTGTGGACAGAAATCAGAATACGATGAACCTACCGAATTATATTTCTGTGAAACAGACAATTGCCCCGCAAAAGGATTTAGCTTCGATAGTGATAACTACTATGATTTCCAGAACGTATTAAAAAAGGCACAGCAAGAAGCATTTGAGGCTGGATGGCATAACGCTGAAGTAAATACAAAGCAAGTAAGAACAAAAACTAAAGATATTAATGAAATACATTTTCAAGACTGGCTGAAATCGAAGGAGACAAAACAATGAATGAGGCTGGAAAATGAATATAATCGGTGAATTAGCGAACGGAATTTTAAAGGATTAAATATATGATGTACAGACAAGGCGATGTGCTGATAGTGTCTTGTGATACTATTCCTAAAACAGCAAAAGAATTAAAGACCGCAGATGCTAAAATATTAGCATACAGCGAAAGTACAGGACATAAACATCAAATTGTTTCTGACAACGTTGTTGTCCTGACAGATGAGGATAGAAAATATCTGTCTTTAATTTCAGACTGTGAATTAAAACATGAAAAACATGGTGTAATTAATTTGCCAAAACGAAATTATCAAGTGATAATCCAACGGCAATATACACCAAAAGGAGTGCAAAATGTCAGGGATTAAAATAAATAATTTAACACAGGAACAGGAAATCTTGATAGAAAAGTACAAGCAAGATTATCTTGCTTATGGAAGATGCACTGACCGGATTGACAAAGCATCAACGGAAAAAGCCATAAATGATATTTATGCAGAACTTGGAAAGCCTACACCATTAATAATTTACTCACAATCAATAATGGAAATGTATTTAACTGCTAATATCGAGCGAAATCTCGAGGAAAATATCGAGCGAAATATCAGGCAAAATATCGAGGAAAATATCGAGCAAAATATCTGGCAAAATATCGAGGAACATATCAGACGAAATATCGGGCAAAATATCAAGCAAAATATCAGGGAAAATATCAGGCAAAATATCGGGCAAAATATCGAGCAAAATATCAGGCGAAATATCTGGCAAAATATCTGGCAAAATATCGAGCAAAATATCGAGGAAAATATCGGGCAAAATATCTGGCAAAATATCGGGCGAAATATCTGGCAAAATATCGAGCAAAATATCAGGCAAAATATCTGGCGAAATATCGGGCAAAATATCGAGGAAAATATCGAGCGAAATATCTGGCGAAATATTAAGCGAAATATCGGGCAAAATGTTGAGCAAAATATCTGGCAAAATATCGAGGGAAATATCAAGCAAAATATCTGGCAAAATGTTGAGCAAACACTGTGGGGCCAACATTCAGCGCACTGGATTTGTTATTACATTATTTTCAGAGATATTTTAAAATTGAAATACAATGAAAAAGATGAAAGATTATTAAATAATTTGGATATTTTGGTAAAATCATGTTGCTGGTGGATACCATTTGATAATATATGTATAGTGTCTGATAGACCAAGTGAATTAAAATTAGACGAACAAGGCAGATTGCACGATGAAAAAGATATGTGCATTAAATTTGTTGACGGATGGGGATTCCACGCGATTCATGGCGTGAGAGTGCCAGAATATATTGTGAAAAACCCCGAACAAATTACACCGCAAAAAATAGACGCAGAAGAGAATGTTGAGATCCGCAGGATAATGATTGAACGATATGGACTGGAGAAATATTTTAAAGATTCAAAAGCTGATAAAATTCACACAGATGATTTTGGCACTTTGTACAAAATTGAGCAAAAAGACGATGAACCGATAATGATGGTTAAAGTTGTAAATTCAACGCCTGAAGCAGACGGACATTACAAAGATTATTTAATTCGTGTTCCGCCTGAAATGACGACAGCGCATCAAGCTGTTGCGTGGACTTTCGGCTATGATAAAGCGGAAAATTATAAACCTGCCATAGAAACATAAAATTGAATGTGAATTAATTTAGCCTTGCGCTTCAATCACAACATTTTCCGCCGCTGCAATTACACTTTCCGCATAATCAATAAATACACACAAGTTAGTTTTATATTGCCTGATTGTATCAGGCATTTGCATTTGCTTTAATGCCGATTTTGTGCCGTCTGCGTAATATAAATAATACTCTGCGGTATAAATTAAGTTTGAATCATCTATCGCCTCTTGTAATGTTAAGCTATACTTCTGCTCCAATATTGGCCTTGCATATTTCCACCAATTATTCAAATCGCTTGCGCCGGTATGCGGCGTTTGATCTGTTTTTACAATGCCTGTAAAGTTATGTTCAAGAAACGCGCCGCTTATTAATAGATTGAATCGCGGCTTTTTAAACATAACCTTGCAATGACCTTGCGCTAAATCAAATTGTGTATTGAGATTATAGTGTATGATGTTTTTGATATTACCCGGAAATATATATTTTTTCATGGCGTATGACTGTTGACGATATTCGTGATTATTGTTTGTTCCGATGATGTAATATCATCGTAACAATGGACGATAATTAAAACCGGATCTACGCCTATATAACTGCATCCGTAAAAACACGCATTTGTATTGGGATATAAAACTACACCGGCGGCAATAAGTTCATTTGTCAATGCGCTTATATTGCAATATTTATCAAATTCAAGATTAATCATATTTTAAGGCGCAATAAAAAGCCCTACACGTTTACAGATTAACGCGCAATGTTCTTGTGTTGGATTTGTCGTTGCTTTAATTTCTTGCGTGCCACCGGCTCCGGATGTCATCCACATTGGCTGTATGTTTATAGTGCCCGGTGAACTTGCAAGAAATGTGCGTGAATATGTGCCAGACGCAAAATCATTTGCGCCGACTGTAACCGCAAAACCTTTGTCAAATGTTACCGCGCCGGTTACACGAACAATAAAAGTTGTAGTTTTAGCGCCGCCTGAATTATTTAACCATGATGCGGTTAATTGTATGGTTACGGCAACAACATCACCGGTAGACGAGCCTATCACAAATGTTTTTGTGCCCATATTGCCGACAGGCACAAAAACAAGTGAATTTGTCGTTGTATCTATTGTTTGCTCCAATGTCATTGAAGGCGAATAAGTTTGAATATATTTATTTATACTATCATCAAAATTAATTTGTTTAAACCGCGCCATTGATAAAGGAGATGTATACACTAACGGAATATTCTGTAATCTGATTACGCTTAAATTATGCAAAAAGCCTTTTACATCACCGTATGCTTGAGTAAAAGCGGGATCATTAATAGGATATTCCAATGCGCGTTTAAAATCCGGGACTTGATACGGTTGTGTATATATACGATTCTTATCCGTTTCATTTTGTGTTGTTTCAGGCACGTTTACACCCGTATTGTCTTTAAAATCCTGATTTTCTTGAGGCATATATTATCTAACCACAAATAAATCCCATTCACCGATTTCTATATCATCGACCATCATTTCCATCGCCCTTGCATGTTGTAATGCTTCATCTGTTCCTATTCGTCTGAAATATAATACTTTTTTGCGTAATTGTCTTAATACCCCTTGCTTTTGTCTTTCATCAAAATAAATTCTTGCGGCAAGTTCGGCGCCTGTTTTCACATTAATACCGAACATACTTGGAATATAACGCATCCAATAAGGAATGAATGGTTTATTGTCACCGTCTAATATTGGTTTTATCTGCAGTAAGTTTTCCTCAGGTCTTTTACCTGAAAGCATATCCCATAATGCGCCTATTTGCCATGTAAAAGGCATTTTTTGCCATATAGATTCAAAAGTAGAGGTATTCATTGCAGGGATGTCAATTGGACTTAATGGACTAACTTTACCGGTTATTGGATCACGTCTATAAATAACTCCATTATAAGCGGTAATATATTCAGTATCTATAGGCTTTTTTGTAAACAAATTTCTTCCATTAACAATTTGGAAACCGACTTGAATAATTGGATTTAATCTTGAAACAACATCCCCGAATCCCTTTGTTACAACGCCTTGAAATGGGTTTACAACACGTAAATTAATCCATATCTGATCGCCGTTTTCAGTTGCGCCGATTGGCATATAATCTTTTAACCATACAGGTTTATTGGGATCATTGGCAATATCAACGGCAAGACGGGCAATCCTATTCCAAGCAAAGGTAGTTTTCGTCCGAATAAACGGAGCTTTTGCGATCAGCAAATTTAAGTTTCTAAACCAGCCATAGAATAGGAATACACGCCTTGCCATTGCGCGTTCAAGCACGGGCAAATCATAATAATCGAACAATGTTTTATTAACCGCTTCTTTTGCGTCATCAAACGCGCTTTGCAATGTTTTAGACGTTGTTGATTCAAGTTGATTTCTTAAACCATCATATTGATTTTGTAAAACGCCGCGTTGACGGATTAAATATAGTTGCCTGTTAAACGCTTCTTGCGCAGGCATAAAACGCATTTGCATTAACTTTTGTTGATATGTTTTTAAATCGTTAATTTCTTTTGTAATAATTTTAATATTCATTTTCAACTGTTTCTCCAGTGTAGTTTCAACTCTAGCGGCTTTTTTTTCTATCAGGGCAAAATCTTTTAAAGCTTCAATTTCTATTTTATCTCGCAGAGTTTTTAATCTATTAAGATTCTTTGCAAGAATTTCGACTTCTTTACCGCCTTTGCGCGCAATATCTGAAAGTTTTTTATTTAACCTATCTATTTGTTTATCAAGTTTATATAATCTTTTTTTTCTCCCTTCAAAATTCACTTCTGAAGAAATAGCCTTCGCCTTCGCTATTTCCCGTTTTGTCAATACATCTTCTTTTTGACCAAGTTTTTCTTCCGCCCTTAATCTTTCTGTGTATAAATTATATTCTAATTGATTGCGTAATGTTTCTAAATTTTTAATTTTATTTTGCGCATTTGTTATTTGAGTTCTGATACGTTTATGAACAACTGCCTGTTTTTGGCCGATTTTCTCCTCTGTGCTTAAACGTTGCTTTAATCCTTTTGCCTCAAGTTTTCCGATCTCTTCTTCCGCTTTTATAAATTGTTTACGGGCGGATTTTAAACGTAGATTTGTAATCTCTTCGTCAATTTTTTCTACCGCTTTGCTTACAAGGCCGATTTTTAACAATACCGCGCGTTGATTGGTTGAAATTTGCCTGCGTAATTCCGGTTCTGTCGCAATCTTTTTTATCATATCGTAACTTGAATAACCGGAATCAAAGAATTTTTGGAACTTTAATATTTCCGCCTGTTTTTGCGCTGAAGTCAACCAAACTAGTTTTCGATAAAATTCATCTATTCTTTGATTTGCATTACGCAATAAAAACTCACCCGCCGAGAATACTTTGCCTAATAGCGGTATGTTTTGAACTCCTTTAGGTGCGTGTCCTAATTCAATAGCTCGATAAACATTGGCATACACTTCAGGTAATTCATTCATTAACTCACGCCACTCCTTGCGTGTCAAACGCCATATTGCAAGCGGTGTTATACCACCATGAAACGCGGAAAGCACGGCGCCGGATATAATATTGCCTATATAAAATGGCGCGTTAAAGGCAAGAAATCCAACTTTCATCGCTTGTGATGCGCTATCATATACGCCCATAGCAGTTCCCCACATGCCGGTTGGCATCCCAGGCCGCAGTGAATTAACAATGGTTTGCCCTGAGCCTGTAGGCACAAGCCACAAATTAGGACTTGCAAGTAATATATCGGGATCTAGTTCTTTATTAGTAAGCAAAGCTTGTGTTAAATCCTGTACACGTTTAATTCTCGCTTCAGTGCGTATTTCTCTTATGCCTGATTGAACGTCTTTTAGGGCTTCTTTCATTAATTGAACGCTACCCGTGAGTGTTTGCGCATTAGGTGTAACAATTTCATCAAGGTTAATTATCTCAAATCCTTTGGGAGTCATACCGCCGAGGCGTTTTATTTCTTCTAATATTAATGGTCGTGCGTTATAATTTTCCCTTAAAAAATCAAGAGTATCATTTAAACCTTCGATAAATACTCTTTTAAAGAACGCTTGATTAGCCATCTGTCTTGGAATAGTATGAAGAGGGTCTTTAATATAATCCTGTGAAGCTTTAATACGTTTTTCAAGCATACCAATCTTAGCGCCAACACCGCCCGTTTGAGGCCCTTCAACCGCGCCAAGGAACTTTTCAGAGAATGACAAAGGCGGTCTTTCGCGGAATATAGTTGCATATACAGGTTTAACAAATCCGGCTTTATTTAATATAACTTCAACATCATCGATGATTGCAAGCTGTTTACTTTGCGGCAGTGTAAGGAATTTATCGGCTGTAAAATTATGTTTTGCAAAAAGTCCCGCTTGTTCCAAGGCCAGCTTAGCCTTCGATTCACGCATAATTGCCGGTGTAAATTCCGAGATTTTTGCCGCTTCACGTGTCAACACCCCTTGTGAAAATAAAAGTTGTTTTGATGCGTTTACATCCTCCGTAAAATGCTGTAAAACCGATTTTGCATTATCGCTAAAAGCTTCAATCTCGGAATCAAGCAATAATCCACGATATGCTTTTTCAATATTTAATCTTTCAATTTCGTTGATTTTACCCAAGTTTTTATATTCGTTTAATATGATATTTTCAACATCACCACTAGCTCGCCTAAATGAATCACCTATTAAATTTCTCACTTCTTTTGCCGATTGCGTTAATTCAAGTTTACCGAGTAATGCCAGTGTAGGTTCATAAGTTTCAAGTGGTTTACGGATAAGATTGCCGGCTGTTTTTAATCCACGTACCGGCAATGATTCTATGAATTTTGCTCTACTTATAATCTTTTCAACTAATGCAGGCGATGCGCCTATGCGTGAAGCTACCTTTGCGCTTGCCTTTACCGGCAATGACATAATTGCAGGAAGCATTAAAACATCGGTAGTAGTTGTAAACGGCTGTCGATGCATTGCTTTCCAGAAACCGTCTTTATACTGTTCTTTTATACCTTCCCACAACATGCCGGGTACATTCATAGTTGTTGTTGCCGCTTTAGAGAAAAATGTTTCCGGGTCATCGGTATATGCTTTAGCTAGATAATATGGCGATTTGACAAGATGTAATCCCAATTCTGCAAAACTGCCTAAATCAGTAAGCAAATTGCCTAAGATTGAAGCTCTGTCTCTGGGATCATCAATCGGCTGTTCTTGATATGCCTGCTCTAAAACATTCGCCTTTGTTAAAGGCGGTAATTGTTTTACACGTTCTACTATATCTTGAGGATTACGTATATTTACCATTTATTTTAAAAATTCATCAATCTTTTGTTTTATTTCTTTTGGATATTGTGCAATGCCAGCTTTTACTTGTGGTTGCAATCTTGTTAAATTCTGGATATAACTGTCAAGAACAGTTCTCTGTGCCGTTAATTGCTTACGTTCATCCTCCTTGAGAGGATTAAATTGATCCATAAGCGTTCTTTCAATACGCATACGTGCATCACGCAAAGCTTGTATATCTTTTGCTAATTCATCTGCACTAAAGCTTAATACTTGCTTGCGTGCTTGCTGTTGTGCTTTTATATCCGCCCTTTGCATACCAATGCCAGCTCTAAACTGACGTTCTTCTTCTCTACCGGCCTGTGCAGCTTTTCTACCGACTGCAGCACGTTCTAAGCCCATTCTTTCAGCTCTTGCTTGCGTAACTCTATTCATTGCAAGCGAAAATACTTGATCGTATCTGCCGGATATTTTACCCAATACAGCCATACCAAGAAGCATAGGCAGGCTAAACAAACTTTCTTCAATTTCTTTAGCTTCACCAATTAAACGTTCTTCTTTGCCGGAAACTTGACGTTCCTTTAAAAAACTGCGTTTTGCATATTCCCAAGCCTGTTGTTCTTGCGGACCGGCTTGCTTATACGCTGACTGCATTTGAGCCATCATTTTTGTGCGAGGATCGTTAACGCCAAATTGGGATTCAAATTTATTTAGAATGCCACTGACGCCGATCTGCGCAATATCTGCATCATTAAGTATTTTACCGGCTGTTTGAGCTTCATTTAAAACTAAAGGCGTATTAAATATTTGCGTATCAAATACTTCTTGCTGTTTTTGCGATGCTAAATCAACTTCTTCTTTTTTTAGTTCCTCCGGAGCGGGAGTAATACCTAAATTCGCATTTATTATTTTATCGATTTCTTGGTCAGATATAGTGATTTTTTCTGGTCTTATCCCCTCTCTTCTAAGTTCTTCTTCAGGTGTAATTAAGCCCGGTACAGCAATATTACGTTTTCCATATTCTATTTGTTGTATAACAGGAAATAATCTTGTATTAAATTTCGTATCGGACATATTACCTAATACCCTGCGAAGAATCCTGTCATCATCTTGTGATAAGCCGACTTGTTCTAGACGTTCTGGAGTAGCTCGTCCAGCAGCTCTGGCCAATTTCCGTCCTAATCGATCTTCAATATTTATTCCTGCAATCAGTCTAATATGGGTTGGAGGCACACCGAGGGATTCTAATCTTTTTAATCTTTCACTGCCGCGTTTTATCGCTTCAATTTCTTGGTATTGCACCGGTTCTCTTTCTTTGAATCCCTCCACTTCTCTTCTGCCTCTTGCCGCTTCTGCAGGGCTTAACTCTTCCTGCTGTGGCATCATCCCTACTTGCTGTCCGAGTAAATCTTTTATTGCTGCAAGGCGAAAATTATTAGCCATAATATTTATCTCCTTAACCAAATTGTCCGAATGGACTAATGCCTGAATCAAATATATCGCCTCTTTGCAAACGGCGTTTTTTAGTCGTTGAAGGCGCAGTGCCAAATAAACCTTTTACACCTGCACCGATATCCCTTACCAACGTTGATACGCCTTGCGGGCCCGATGGCGCACCGGTTAACGCCATTGCGCCAATGTTTGCCGCTTGTGTTAATAAATCTTGCTGTTTTGCTTCTTGTATTTGTTTTGCTTCTGCACGTCTTTGCAACCCTTGTGTGCGTAATCCGGCAAGCATAGTTTCAAGTTCGTTTATACTTCCAAGCGTAGAAAGATCAATTTCTCCCAATTGTATCGCAAGATCGCGATTAAAGTCATCGCGCTGCTGTTTCTCAAAAGAGCCGCCCAATGAACCAAATCGCGTAAACTCAGCCGCCTGCGCTTCTTTTAATTGCTTGCCCGCACTTTCTTCAAGACGATTAAGTTTTGATTCTGCGAGATTTGTTTGTGCAAGTAGCCGCGCGCCTTCGCGAAGTGTATTTTCATATACTTCATCTTTCTTTGCAATTCTTGTCGCTGTATCTTTAATTCCCTTCGACGCTTCTGTTGCAAGCCGGTCCGCTTCGTCTCCGGTTGAAAGCAATGTGCCGCGGCTTCTCATTTGCTCAAGTTTTTGGCGAATTCCCGCAAGGCCGGCTTGCGCAGTTGGCTGTAATGCGGTAGATAACCCAGATCTGACATCAGATTCACGCATTGCAATTAATCCGCGTCTTATTTCTTCCTTTCGCTGTTCTGCGCCCTCTGATGGAATGGTAGTCTTAACCGTTCGCGCTATAGCCATAATTATACATCTCCTGTCAATTCTCTATCTGCAATTTTTACCGCCTTCATTGAATACCCGCGTATTTCAATTTCTAAAGACGATGTATTCGTAAAACGCAATCCAAATCGCCGGCCTTTTGCATTTAAAGACGCTGGCACTTGAATTTTACCGACAACCTCAACTCTACCGCCGGTTGTTGCAACATTTATAGTGCCGGCGGTTCCTTTATTTACACCATCTGCAATTACTTGCACTGTTATTGTAGTCGTTCCGGTTGCTTTTGCAAACACATAAATCTCACGTAATTGTTTCATTACATCAAATTCATTAAAGTCATAATCTTTAGTTTCAAACGCCATTGTATAAGTAGCGCCGGCGTCATTATAAGTTCCTATTCCGGTAAGGGAATCTAAAAATATTATATTGCCTGTTCCATCATCTTTTTGTGCAAGGATTATTTGATCTTTTCCAATATCAATCATGCCTCTCGTTATTACGGTATTATTAGCTATTAAATATTTACTCCACGTTTCTATATCTGTGTCATAAACAAACAACGTTGATTTTCCTGCGGAAGTATCAGGCCCGAATGCAATCTGATTGCCGTGGCGGCCAATAAAGCCGGGAATAAACAAAGCTGAAAATCCGTCGGATTTTCTGAGCGGATCGCTAATCCTTACATAGTTGCGGCCTCGCAGGACATAAGCGCCTTCTATTGTGCTAAAGAAAACCGTATCATTATAAGCGAAAGGCTTACATAAACTCATAGTGGAAGAAAAATCCAATTTAGAATTTAAACCAAAACTAAGAATAGGGTCAATCCTGTAATTACTGGGCGTATCGCCGTATAATCCATATACACCACTATCTTTAAATATATATAAAATTTCTTTTGTCGCCAATAATGCGCGAATATTCCCATTTTCATTGGGAAAAACCGGTCGGTTAAATAATCCGTTTTCTCCTGTTGTCGTCCAATCATCGCCGTTATTTAACGCGCTGGCGTAAATAGTACTGCTGTCTTTTTCCACACCTGAGACATCTATTGGCCAACCCTTAGCAAGCCATAAACGCCCTTGGAAGGTTGCAATGGCTTGTAATTTCGCAGGTCTGTTGGCAGCTACACCCGGAGCAGGAACAGCAGTAATAGCGCCGCCTAGAACCGTATGTTTGAATAACCCGCCAATTGCATTGGATATATATACGATATTATTAAAGAAAGAAAAATATGGCCTATTAATTATTGCAGCGCCGGTAATATTTGTATGAACTGTAAGAGTGGAATTAGATTGATGTATAACGGCATTTGAAGTTAAAGTAAGATGAGATAAAGAAGAATAAAAATTTAAAGCGGTATTTTCATTGAATTTATACTTTTGAAGATCATACGGAAAATGGCTTAAAAATGCGCCGACAAGTATCTGAGCATATCCATCACGTTTACGTATCGCGCCCAAAACATTGCTTGTTGTAATATTGTCAAATACCGGCGCTTCATCCGGATTAAGTAAATGACGTGCTTTAAATGTATTTAAACCTCTTGATGTAAGATTAACAATTCCAGAGTAATATTCTTTATCAGACATTTCATCAATAAATCAAAGGCAGATAATCATCTTCACTTCTTATACACGGCAATTCATCACGAACTTTCTTGGCATATTCATCACGCATATTAATCACTTTAGAATTATATTCAGCTTTCCATACTCCAGCAGCTTCATATTTACCCATTACCATTAATGCTTCATAGGCGATATATTTACTCAATGCATCGGCGTATTCATCCGGCACTTCGGTAATATCGGCATCAGCGGCTAAATCCTTCGGTCGGCGATGATAAAATAAACGCAGATCCGCTTGCTTTACAGTTGCACTTATACTATGCGCTTGATCTACAGTCCCGCCAAAACCGCGTATAATCACCTGTAAATTACCTGCACCTGTAGTTGTGCTGCGGCCATTATATGCAACTTGTTCATTACCTGCATCAGCAAAAATTACAATGCCTGCTTCTCTAAATTGAGATGTATCCGCCACAGGTATATTTGACGTGCCGGCAATAATGCCTACGGTTAAAGTTGACGATAAAGACGCGGCAGCCGGTGTTGGATATAAACGTAATCTACTGTCATAGTATGTATAAAAATACGGCTGTCCGTAGTTTGAACCTTTAAACATCCAGTAATCACGAAAGAATTCTTTAGGCTTATAATAAACCGGCTGCATATCCCAGCGGACAATTACATCGGATTTTGCATAAAGCAGATCGGCAGGCACGGGATAAAGTTCCTTCTTAGCTTCAAGCGCAATACCAAATTCACGTTCGAAAAACAATGTTCGGATTGCAATATCATTCTGCGCGCGATTTGCCCAGCGAGCAATATCATTAGACACAATATAATCCGCACTAAGATCGGTTATAATCTTTTTTACATCATCCTTAATATTTAAAAAAGTTGTAGTCATTATTACTTCTTGACAAACATTCCTAAAACATTTGTTACAATAGATTTTAAATACGGATTGTATAGTTTATCATGCGCTAATCCAGCGCCCGCGCCGGTAAGAAAAGAGCTTATCACCATATTTAAATTTACCCCGTTTAAATTGCCAAATGCCGAATATCCAAATGCCAATATTGCGCTAACCCACGGTTCTTTATCATTAACATAATTCGGAAAGTATTTCTTTAAAACCTCAACTGCGGCAACACAGCCCAATGCTACGATTGCCAATTCTTTTATTTGTCCCATATTATCCTCCTTTTTTTAAAATATTAGTGTCTTCTTTTATTACTTTATATCCGGTTAAATAACGTTTACCACCGGCATACCCCAGGCCGCCAGCTCCAAGGCCGAGCATTGTCCATAATATTTCTTTAATATTAAATACCTCCTCTTGCTGTTCTTTTAATTCTTTAACTTTTTCTTTTGTATCAAGTAAATGCGCTTTTACTTCAGGATCTTTTGATCTTTCAACCAGCTTTTCCAATCTATCTATTTTCATGTCAAGCTGTTCATTCATGGCCTGCGGATCCCTAAAAAGTACACAACTCAAACAAGATGAGCAGAGAACCACACAGGCAAAGAATCGTAAACCAAAATATAATACGTTCTCTTTCATTTTCTTTTTGTTTGTTCATATTGGCAAATATTATCAAGGCTTTCTGAAACTTTTATTAATGTATCAACAATTTGTTTCTGGCCATTTTGCAAATTAACTTGCCCTATTTGCATCGTAGCAAAGAATTCATTTATCAAATCATGATGCCTTTTGCGATCTTCTTCATGCCTATTATCTTGCTTTTCAAATATTTCAATAATTTTTTTATCTTTAACTTCCATAACAGAAATCATCTTTTTCATAGTGAATATAATAGCTGCAATGCAAGCACCGATAATTGCAAGAAGTTCTGCATACTTATCCATTATATTCCATTCTTAACTTTATAAACATCAATACCTTTATTTACGCAAGTTTGAATCGCGGTTAATATTCCCGCAACATCTGCGGCGGATAATTGAGCAGAAGGCACATCCGGCAGAATGCATTTATCACCCGTATCGGTACTTTGTATTATCGGTCCATCATAATAAACAGCTTTAACTTTCCATGTAGCGCCGTCAGGCTCTATGAATATCCTCATCCGCGCTTCTGTGAAACAAACTTTGTATGCCATATTTACCTCCTAATTTGAGCAGTTTCTTCTTCTTTATGATTAGTTTCCATTTGCGTTTGCCCATTTTCTTGGACTTCTTCACAATCATATTCAGGTTTAATTTTTGGTACTTGGTCAATATTTAACTCCTTACGTAATTTCTTTTCACATTTCAAAATACGAGCTATCGGCCATAAAGTTTCATCAGCCAGACCAATAGAAGCTCTTTGTTCCCTTGCTGTTTTTAAATGTAACTTTGAAAGTAAAACATAATAAGCCCCCCACCATGCATCATCATGAATATTTATTTCAATTAAACTGTCAAGTTTAACCCCTTCTTGCCCAAATAACATTGATCCGTTTTCTTCAACCCGGGCATTTTTACGCAATTCTTTACGCAATTGTAAAACATAATCACTTGCATTAGTTACACCTTGTACACCCGCAGGATCAGTAAAAAACGGCGGCATATTATCGCCGGGTTGATAAGCGCAAGCATATAAAAACAAATGTCCCGCTTGATTTATTGTTAATGTATATTTCATATTATACTAAAGCTACAGAACGATAAGTTCCGTTAATCCTTGCCCTTAAATGAAATGTTGCAAGAGTAGTATCATGGAAAAATCCAAATGCGCTGTTTAAATTACCAAAATCCGCATCAACAGGGGCGTTAGCCGTAACATCGGATTTATAAGGTGCAATCATACTTCCTAATGAACCTATTGTTAACGCGCTATTAACAAATGCAACAAATGCTTTTGCACGCATCTCTAAAAATCTTTTTGTAGTTGTACCTATATTACCGGTTAAATCCGCGCCGATAGGCTCGGTACTTGCCGGTACGGAAAGTAAAACTGTAGTTAACTGTAATGAATTAGTTAACGCCCCCGCGCTTGTAACAAGTTGAACATCCAGCCGGCTTGTATAAGCCGCCGCCGTTGCATCTGTAGCAACCATCTGAAATAACGCGCCGATTTTATGTGTGCCAGCAGTTGTTGTTTCAGTTATAAAATTTATTCCTACTCCTATATTATTTGCAACTGCGCCTGTATTCGTATGAATGAATGAATGTACTGTTGTTGTTGCCGCCACAGCATCATCTGAAATAGAATTTGATCTTGCATCCAATGCATCTAAATCTGCGCTGAAACTTGAAACATTTCCAATAAATATCTTTTGATTAGCCGGAAATGCAGTCATTAATGTCACATCGGTAATATCATCATTCATTGTCCATATACCGCCGCTAATTATCATTTCAATCGTATCGCCTGAGCCTGGCACAAATAATAATCGCGGCGTAGATGTTAAGCGCACAACATCGGTAAATGTAGTGCTTATCTGCGTTATATCGCCGGCGCTATGATTAAAAGAAACAAAACCTGTAAATGAACTAAAATCACCGCCGACTGCATCGTTACGCTGTATCCTGAAATTTTGATCTGTTAACGACGTTCTCCACAAACCGCCCGCATTAACTGCAAATCCCGTATTTCTATATCGTAATTCAACAGGATTGTCTTCCAATGTAACAACATCTTTTAAAGATGATGTTCCGTTTACAACTAAATTTGTAAACGTAGTTGTGCCTGTAACCGTTGCTGTAAATGCTGCTGCTGCTGTAAATTCTAAAGTGCCACTTGTAGTTACTTTAAATAAAGGTGTTGTTGTAGTAAATTCACCGGTTAAGCTTTTCTGAAATAACCATTCATTACCTTCAGCTCGCGCTTTAAATAATCCGGCAGGCGCAACTTGATCCGTTTCCTTCCATATATAATCCGGATTAATTGACTCAATCTTAAAATCCTTTGCAATTGCATTAAATATTTCTGTTGCTGTATCACTAAATAACTGCGGAGGCGATACTACTTCTACAAAAAAGCTCATAATATCTCCTTACAGAACATGCAATCCATTAGCTCCAATATATACCGATGCCGTTGTGCCAGCTGCATTTCTTACACTTAATCTGAAAAATGCCCTTTTACGCCCAACTGTTAATTCATATTCTTCTGCTGCACCTGAAACTGCAGATGCAAGGAATTCACGTATGCTATCATTCATTGTTAATTTATTTGTGCCGGCAACTGAATATGTTTCCCTGAAAAAATTTGTGCCTTCATCAGACCATTCAATCAACACTTCCAATGTTGTTGAATCACCTTTTGTGTATCTAATTGAAAAGCTGATATTATTATAACTCTTTGCATTCACAAAATCAGGCATTGCAACGAATGATGTTGTTAATGCTTGGCCGGATGCAAATGTGCCAATCAAATCTTTACGATTTGATATAGTATTCTTTATCGCTTGTTGTTCAGATATTGCACCACCAGTATCAGTATTATTAAAAAATAACTCTGCCATTTATGCACCTATATAAAAAATCAGCGGTTAATTTATACTAACCGCTGATTAATTCTTGTTACCAAAGTTTTACATAAACATTCGACAATGCAGGAGCCGTAGCGCTTTCAAGACAACCAGCTAAACAATCACCAAGGTTTTTAGTTCTAAAAGCCCCAACAGTGTTGGATAATTCCAATGCTTGTCCAAAAGTTACACTTCCCGATATTTTAGCGCTTTTTGCGCCACTGGCTAAAATATACCCGAAATTACCGGCTGCTAACGCCGACATTGCAACACCTATGGGTATACATTTATCGGCATCAGCCGCCTCAGTTTGTTTTATATCAGTAAAACCAAGAATAGTAGGCCCTTGTATACACTTTACAACATCGCCAACTACAAGCGTAACTGCACCGGGGACATTTTTTACATACCTATACTGATTTCCATTACTGTCCATAAATAACGGCCCGGATTTATTTGTCCGTACAGTATCTATTACAGTGCCGTCATTAGATGGCACAAGTGGATAACCTACAAATTGCGGCATATACTTTTCTCCTTAATATTTAATTAAATTATGAATTTGTTAAATTGGTAAACGCGCTTTGCATTCTCCTATTATTACAAATAAGATTTAACATTGTTTTAATTCCACAAATATAAACATCTTGATTTGCCACCGGCGGAAATACTTGACCTTCAAAATTACGCGCTTCATGGATTGCCAACTGAATCCATCTTGTATTTAAAAATACAAGATATTGTCCAGTCGCGCCGGAGACGCCGGATCCGGGAGTTTTTCTATCAATAAAATATGGAATGCCATCAAATACTAAATGCTTTGCGCCAATTTCAACTATTTGCTCTTTTACACCTGCTATATAACGCTGATTAGCTATCATCAAAAAGTATATATCATTATGTATCCCTGAATTTGAAACCATTAAATCAGGGCCGTCGGAATCTTCAGTTGCCGCTTGTATACCACGTTCAGCTTTTAAAAGTGTTATAGTTCCAGCCGTTGCATCAATTTGTGCCGCCCAAGTTGCAAGATCCGCAACTGCAATCCCGCCGTATGTTGCAGTTGTTGAAAGCAATAATCTTAAACCATCTATATCAATTCCCGCACCGGCTGTATTATCACTCCATAAATGAGTTCCCAGGGTATCTCTTAATGAATATTCCAAATTATCTTTTAATGCCATAAGCAGATCGATAACCGCCGAATCACCGCTAGCCTTCTTTAAATCAACTTCGGCTATCGGTTGATTACCAAAATAATTTCGCCATTCAAATGTCGCATAACTTAATTGCTGATTAGGCGTGCTTGAAAGCGGATCATACGGACTATAAGAACCAACCGACCCTGCTGCTGCTGTTGTTAGAGGCATCCTAATGTTTTCTCCACCTCTTAATGTTACCGCTTCTTTATATTTAAATAATTCAAAAGTTGCATTGGAACGAAATACGTTATCTGCAACCTTCGGGATAATTGTAGATTGAACTACAGCTCCCAGTTGTGCAGCTAGTGCCATATATATCTCCTAAAAATAATAATTAACCAAAAAGCTGCGCTTTTAAATGATTCCTGAATTGTTTACGATCCATTTTACGCACATCAACATCCTTTGTCGAATCAGGCACTGTTGCATTACTCGTGCTATGAATCGTTTTTACGGCAGACGGCGCGCTGCGTTTCTTCGCCTGCTCTTCCCATGTGCGTTTTATCATCGTGAAACCATTTTGCGATTCATATATCGCTAAGGCTTCTTTAAAATTCATGTCACCGCCATACTTATCTATAATCTGTAAACAGTTGTTTATAACATTTTCAGGAAGCTTTAATTTAGTTTCCTGTTCTACTTGCCGGATTTCCGTCGATAACTTTTCAGATTCAACTTGCACTTCACGCTCAAATTGATTCTTTTCAATCTGCGTAATCTTATCACGCATTTCAAGAATGTCTTTATTAGGCATTGTATCGAGCGCCGCAGTTATCCGCTCTTGCGTCTGATCGTCCGAATTTGAATCATGCGCAAATGCGGGGACAGTTCCATTCTGCGTAAAATAATTATAAACAGTCATAACCGCATCGTTAAGCCGCGGGTTATTTTTCATCTTTGTGTCCAGATCAACATAAATACTATATTTATCTTCAAGCTCTTTACGCTTTTTTGCAACACCCTGGGTTTTTTGCGTGTAATCACGTTCACGCATCCATCCATTACGAATTTCTTCGCCTGTCATTACACGACCGTCTTTAAGTTTATACCTCTTATCATCCTGAAGAGAAAACTCTTGATCATTCTGAGCAGGTGTTTGCACCGATGTTTGAGGCTCTGAAGATGGCTCTTTTACAGGCATTGGCGGAGTTTCTAAATTGCCATTTTGCGCTAAATTCGGGTTTAATGTTTGCTGCGTTTCTTTTATCGCAGGCATTAAAATTTTCGAAACAGCATCGGCAATTTCAGCTCTACCCGATGTAATTTTTCCATTTAACATATATATTTTCCTCTAACATTCCCATTCTCTAAGAGATGACATGCGTACCCCACAAAGGGTACGCACTATAACCTAGAGGTTGTTGGGTTTAGAAATATAATCCAAAATAAAAATCAAATAGCAGTCGGAGTAACCGGAGGCATCATCATCTGCTCGGCAGGCATCCCAACCGGCGATTCTACAGTTTCTCCTTCGGTTGTTTCCTCTTCCGGTTTTATAAATTCAGCAGATATAGAATCAAGTTCCTTAATTATCTTCTCAAGTTTCATTCTTATATCTCTGCTGACTTCAGGCAATACACTTCTTAATTGTTCCGTTGCACTTGCAATTGGCGATCCAGCTTCACGCGATGACATCATTTCCGATTTACCTTCCGGCATCGCAGACGTTGATTCATCAGTCATTGATCCGGCTTCTTCGTTGGGTACTTCACCAATTTTTATCCGGATTGCCTGTAATCTTGCATCTTTGTTTCTTGCCATCTTAATATCCTTCCATTAATCTTTTTGCAGCTTCTTTACGCGCAGAAGGATTATGCTTTTTCTTCTTACGCGATTTGCCCGCTTTAGAATAGGCTATTGCAGCTGCTTGTTTCACGTCGTAACCTTCTCTACGTAATTTAGCAATATTTCTAGAAATAATTTCTTGACTACTTCCTTTTGCTAAAGGCATAAAAAGCTATTTACTTGTAATAGCTTTTGCCCCTCCGGATTTACCTTTCATGCTTACAATTTCAGGCGCTTTGTCATGACTTACCGGAGTTTGATACTGATCTTTAGAAAAAGAACCTTTTGTGCCTTCCGACACCGCAGGTTTAAATGTTTGTTTCATATTATTTTCTCCTATAAAATATTAAACTCTTATATTATTTATGCTGAATATTTTCATTAAAGTCAAGCATTATTTATGTACATTATTTATATATATTTATAATGCAGACGCGGCGAAAGATTCTATTGCCGGCTCTTGCGACATTGCCGGCTGTGCCGTTTGCTGTTGCGCTTGCTGTAATATTATCGCCTGCTGTATTTGTTCTTTCTGCCTTTCTTTCATCTTCTGTATTTCATCTTTATAATTCGGCCAATCCCAAGCACGCAGCAGCCCTTCAGGATCCAATATACCCGCTTTAAATAATTCCCATGCTTGTTGCGGCCGCGTCGTTCTAGACTTTGGCAATGTGCCGCCAGCGCCTATTATAATATCAAAATCAATATCCTGCGGAATGTTATTTTTAAACATTTCATCTTCACTGCTTATCGTAATAAAATCACTGCTTAATGAAGTTTCCCCTGCAACTCTTATTACTCTTTCTGTGCGATAAAATTGTTGTATCATTTTCGTTATTAATCTACCCATCCGTTTAAATGATTTCTCTAATATTTTCGCCTTTAATGATAATCTGATATTCGCATTCTCGGTAAGCAAAGAACCTAATACCCCAGTCTCTACGCCTACCGGCCTGACTCCTTGTATTATATCTACATTCCCCAATATCGATTCCATATACTGCTTATCTTGCGATACAGTTTCAAAAAGCGCCGCCGGAACACTGGGCGTATTCAACCAATTAACTTCACTGCCGGGCGCATATTGCAATATTGATCCAGGCTTCGCTTTAATTTGATCCACATTTACTCCCGCATCTGTTGTCACTTTCATCATCGGCGATTGCGTATATTTTAAAATGTCAAGAAGCATTCCACGTGTTTTATTTATATCCAGCTGCAGCATTTTTATAACCTGCATTTCACCCATTGCGTAAAAACTTAATGTGCTTACATAATCAGGAAAATGCACATAAGGAAAATCATTATGACTAAACGGACTCAGGCCATCTTCAAGTATTATATTATTTGCAACGACTGTATGACGTATAGTGCCTTCCGGCATTCTTATCCAGCCTTCAACTACAGTCACAAAATCATCCGATCCTTGCTGACGACTCACATATTGATTAGACACATAAAAAATATCTTTGCCGTCAACGCTTTTCAATGGCGTTAAATATTCACCTTTTATGTCATTCTTGAATGTTTCGTAAATGTTACGCGGATCAATCTTCCCCGGCACAACATATTTGCCTTTATCCGGCCATATTGCCTTAACTTCATCTAATGGCATCGTTTGCACTTGCAATATATATCGGGCATTTTCTAAAGATGTCGCGCCAGGCGATATAAACATACATTCAGGCGCAACGGGTATAAGCATTATATCATTGCCGCTTACACCATTTATTGCACCCCATGAAATTTTACAAAATCCATTCCCAACTATAAGCATATCCTTAAATATCGAAATCAATTCCGTATCCATATTGTTAATATCCCAGATACGAGTAGTTAATTTATTAAATAATTGCGCATATTGTTCATTTGCCGGCTTTTGCGGCAGCACAAATATACCAGGTCGGTTTGCCACTAAATTGCCAAGCAATGTCTCTATCGCGCCAAATGCAAAGTTTAATACCGGTTTGCTTTTCCATATCGGCATCCTTACATCATAACCCGTCCAGTGCTGCCCTTCATATAAATGCCTGAAAAATTTCCAATCTTTATCATGTTCGTTCTTTGTGTTTTTAGCCGATGTGTATAACCGGCTCATCCAGTTAATAACATTACGCTGCATTAACGCTTGATTATCAACTGCGCTCATTATTGCCGCATCTTTAATTAAATTTACCATATTTGTTTCCCTTTAATCTCCAAATTTATAATTTGGGAATACAACCGTATTTCGCTATTAACGCTTCTGCAAACTCTTTTCGCGTTTTTTCGCGATCTTCCTTATATTCTTTGCCATTTAATATTTTACTGTCAAATTCGCCTCTTAATAATATTATCCCCTTCTTCTTTGCAATTCTTTCCAAGTCGCTCGTATTTTGAATGTTTTCCTTCCTCCCAACTACCCATTTCCACGCATCTATTTCCTTTGCAGTCATTTGCCCTTGAACACATTCCCATGCTTTTTCTTTATTCCGAGGGAAGTATTTAAATCTACATACTGCTAAACATTTTTTGCATTTAAATGTTTCATCACATTTATCCATCACCCTGCGCTCTTGAAATAATAACATGCACTTTTCACATTCATACACATACATGGGCATTTTAATCATCAACTCCTATCCACGCTTCGTTACGATCTGCATTATCCATCCCCATTTGCGATTGAAATTCCGCCATTTCTTCTTGAAATAAATTATATTTATTAATATAGTTTTGCATCCCAATTTCACTGTATGGATTTATCTCTTTGGGTTTGCCCCATTTATCTTTATGCGATTTACTCCATGTATATAACGCATATCTCATCGCGTCCATGCAATGATTGTGCGCGTCAACCGGTTTTTCACCCCTGTTCTTGTCATCTGTGTCTTTATATCTGTATCTTTTTATCTCTTTTAACGTTTCTTCACACTTTGTCGTTATTGTTAAATGACCATTTACAATTAATGCCGCAATGTGATTTATCCCCATGTCGATTTCATTGCGCCCAGGATGTATACGCTTTACACCTCGCGACATTAATTCAATTTTACCCTGCGGGTTTGACGGATCTGCATAATAACATTCTACTTGTTTGCTTAACGAATTATCAAGTATCGCCGATACGTGTTCGTCGTACGTTTTACCCTTCGCATAATATTCATCAAGCATAATCCATTTGTCTTCAAACTTACCGAGCCACACACAAACAAACGCGTCCGAATAGCCGAAGTCGATTCCGCATACGATAGATATATTTTCGGGTGCGATAATAGGCGCAATGACATGCTTTTCATCTGCAAAATCCTTATAAACCAATCCTTCAAATGTCACAAATTTCGCATATATCTCCTGCTGCGCATATTCCGGCGAGTAGTGCTTTTCCAACTCCTCTATATACTCTCGCGGCACAAATTTATTGTCGTATGATGTGCATTCAATTATTCCCGTTTCTTCACCATGTTTTAAATATACTTGCTCATATAACCAATTGCCCGTTCGCGGCGTCGTTGCTATCAGCATTTTTCCACCCGTATCCGCAATACGCGCAAGCAGTATTTTATACGCATCGTAACTCACCATAAATGCTTCGTCCAATCCTACTATGTCTACTCCCGCTCCTCTTAACGATTCAGGATCATCAGCCGATTTCATTTCAACTCGTATCACTCCTCGTTCATTTCCCGATGGCGGATATAATAAAAATGCCCTCTCACTCTTACGCTCAACTATTATCGTTTCTGCAGCCGTTTCACGAAATATCCGCTCCGTCACTAAGCTCATTTTGTATGTCGGCGATATTATCCACGCTAAATTCTTCTTCAATCTCTTCGTGTATAAATATTTCCATAATCCATATACCATCCCCGTCGTCTTACCACTCCTTACTCCTCCCAGCATCACTGAACATTTTTTGTTCCCCTCAAATATTAAATCGAAAAATTCAAGCTGCTTTGCGTTAAATTCCCGCTCAACTTGCGCTTCATATAACTCCCGACCATATCTGTCTTGCCCAGCGCTTTGCACGCTTTTAAACGTTCGCGCTCCAAATAATTCAAGACGGTCTATATCCCCTGTGTTGTAATTAGCCATTTCTCTTTATCTCTACCTTTAATATGCCTCTATATATATCTATAAAACATTTATGGCATATTTCATATTCGTCCTCTGTTACCGGATTCACCAATTCATATTCATCCTCCGTCATCTCCCCACATATTTTACACCATTTGCTTATCGCCATTATCATTTCACTTCTCCTTCTATCTCCACTACCGCTTGCGTCTCTTTCTCCTTCTCCTTAAATCCTATGTTAAATGAAAACATCGGCCGCCCATCCGGTATCATCATCCCCTGCACTTTTGCAATTAATGTCAGCACCGCTATTTGATCTTTCGCCTGCATACTCCTATCCCTTATCCTTAAAAGTTCTCTCAATATATATTCCTTGTCTATCAGCTTTTCAAATCCTTTTATTTGATTCCCACTCAATATTAAATTCAACGCTTCCACGCTCTTTTCATCTACCGTTAATCCTAATCCTTCTACCCTCTCTTTTACACTACGCTTATCTATTATCGGCAGTTTCAATTTGCCCATCTTTATACTTCCTTCTTCTCTTCTTACTGCATTTATCATATCGTTGCCGCTTTACCATTGTTTTTCCCTTCCACTGTATATATCATTTCCGGCTGCTCTTCTTCCACCACTTGTTCTCCTTCTTCTCTCCTTTTCAATCGGTCATTCTCGTTTTGCAAGCTCTTTAACTGCTCATATATCTCCCTTACCCCTCCCGTGTCTACACTCCTTGCCGTATTGCTCATCATTACCAATATTTCTTCACTACGCTTTAAAAATTCTTTGTATACCAAATCTATCTTGTAATTGCAGCCTCCTACTTCCATATATAATTTCTTCATGTCTGCCGCATATTCCTTGCACGCTTTTTGCGCTTCTTCTAATCTCACTTGTATCACTACTTGCTTGTTTATTTCTTCTTCATATCCGCTAATTACCGTTTTCGTCTCTTCTGCCACTTTTTGCAATGCCTTCTCCGCTCTCTCTATTCGCGCTCCCTGTTCTCCTTGCTTTATATATGCCCATCCCAATACTATTGTCACTCCTATTCCAATCAGCATCTCCATATATTATGTGCATACATTATGTATCCGCTCATGTCAAGACTTTTTCTAAAATCAAAAATGATCCTTAGCTCTATGGGTGACTATACATACAAACATAGGGGGGTAGTGAGAGGCCGGCGGGGAGCAAAAGCGTATGAGCAACTAGCATGCCGTGAGCGCGCATATATTATGTATAAAATACATAAAATATGTATGACATACATAAAATATGTACAAAATACATAAAATATGTAAAAATGCAAAAAACGTGTGTCGTTACGATGCAATTATGAGCAACTAACTTACCGCGCATAGGGCTAAAAAAAAAGTGCCTCCCCAAGTGCGTTGGCGGCGCATTTATCTATATATATGTCTCAGATTATATATACAGACACATACACACACACACACACACACACTACACACAACCACACACTTACACACACATACTAAAAATAT